CTGCTAGAGAAGGTCCTGTATCACCACGCTTGTGCCATAGTGAGCTATCAAGTACTCCATACTTAATATTACCATCTCCAGCTTCTAAGTCAAGTACTTGATCAGCTAAATCTGCGGCTAATACTTTACTTACATATAACTCACGATACACTATTAGTTGTTCACTAGGTGATACCGCAAACCATACTACACCAGATTTACTACCATATCCATAATCACACGCTCTAAACTTAACCCAGTTACTTGGTATATCGAATGGTTCAATTACGTGTTTAGTTCTATCGAACTCAGTAAACGCTGCACCTTCTTTGATATCCCAATCACCTTCTAGTAATTGTCTTCTTTGCTGTTCTGGTAGTGATAGAAGCATTGCTTCGTAATCACCTTGTTCAGCTAAGTATGGATTATCAGATAATCTTGCAGGTATAAATTTACGTTTGAATAAAGCTTTACCAGCTTTCTCGTGACCTGCAGGGTATCTTAATACTTCAGTTGTTTCAATGTCAGTAGCATCAAATGATTTATTATGAGGTGCTGGATCAATAAACATCTTCTTAACCCAATGGTGGCCTCTACCACCGGGGTTAGTCGTAGCCCTCATATATACAGGTAAATCACTTGCAGTAGATCGTAAACGTGAGCGCATGTAGTTCCAAGCAAATGGTGTAGGCCACTGTGTAAGTTCGTCAAAGCCTATCCAACTAAATGCTAAACCTTGGTATCTTAATACATCATCCTCTTTATCTAGGTATGACATCCACAGTCTTGCACCTGATGGTGCTGTCCATTGCATCTTACGTTCTGACCATTTGATACCCGGCCATATTTTAGGATACATTTCTTGAGACTTAAATATAAGTTCTCTTAGTTCTTCTGTCGTATGTCTTAATAGCAATCCTGAGAATGATGGGTGTCCCATAAAACGTAATGGATCAGCTAACATAGCATATGATTTGCCACCACCAGCACTGCCACCATATAGTACTTCACGTTCACCTGCGGCAAGGAAGTCAGTCTGTGGACCAGCATTAGGTTTAAATATTACATTATGCTGTTCTTCAACTTTAGCTAAATCATGATCAACTAAAACTTTAGGCGGCTCTGGTTTCTTTTGTGTCTTCTTTTTCTTTTGCACCGAGTCTTGTGCGCTCGATTTCTTCCGCTTTGGCGATTGCCTTTTTCGCATAGTCTGCCCATCTGCGAAGGCTTCCAGCTTTGTTTTTTCTTTGTCGCTCATTATCTAACCGTTTCTTTAAACCTACATGAGAAATAGTTCTACCAGTATTTCTAGTCAACCAGTTAGCAACTTCTCGATACGAATACTGTTTTAAGTATTTCTGTGCTTGCTCAAGCATATCAAGTTCTACACTAATTGGCAAGAGTATTCCTTTATCTTTTGGGTCTAATTCATAACCAAAGGGAATCGTTCTTGCTACACGTGGGATTGCTACCCATCTACTATTTTCTTTAAGGTCTGTCGGTTGTGGTAATTTCCATTTACCTAATGGTTTAGTCATCATCTTCCTGTGCTTTTTTAGCTGGCATCAACATGACACCACCCTTAGCCTCTACTTGCATCTTCTCAGTTTTAACTAAACCAGTACGATCAAGTAGTTCTTTTGCTGCAGTCATTTTATCACGTATACCTAACTCAGTAGGATCGTATAGTGCACCTACCATAGCCATAGCTGCTTTAGGTACATTACGTGCTAAGTAGCTGTGAGTAACATCAATGATTTCTTCTTTGAGACTATTCGTTATTTCTGTGTTAGAAGTATTAGCTGAATAACCTGCAATGATCTTAGCACTGGTAATATCTCCACCAGCTTCATCCATAAGGACTGCTAAGAACTTCTTCTGTCTATCTGTTAACTCACGTGCCATATTATTATTCCACCATGTGTAATGCTTGTTCAAGCGTTTCTTTGTTACGCCTAGACCAACCACGTCCAAATGTTTTGTACGTATCTAATCCTTCATAGAACCCTTGTCTTACTGTATATACATAATCAATAATATACTTAGGGTCTTTCTCCATAACAAGTTGTAGTGTCTTAGGACCAATAGCACCATCTGCTGTAGCACCTACTGCACGTTGTATAGCTTTAGCAGGTCTACCACTACCACTATTAACAGCCCAATCGAATGCACACCAATCTACCCCCGATGGAAGTTGATCACCTTTGACTCTATCCCAATAGTTCTGTTTATATATTGGGGCTACATCTTCTGGTGTTAAATCACGCATCTCTTCTTCTGTAGACTCACGACCAATCCATTCATCATATACACGTTTAGTTACACCAAGATTAGTCATGCCACCGGGATCACTAGGATGATTGACGTAACCACCTTCATGTTCTAATAGCATTTCTAAACATTCATTAAAATTACTCTTCATTATTATTTTTTCCCACCGAAGAACTTACTTACGCCACGCATACCAATGCTGGCACTAACGATTCCACCTAAAGAGTATTGATACCAATCAGGCATAACCTCTAACGCAGTAAAACCTGCTTGTACTATTTCATTACCCCAATCACCACAGAAGGCTAAAATCAAAGGAATGGAAAACAATAAAGTAATCCATTCATCTTTCCAGCTATTCTGTGTGGCTTTCATAGCCTCAATATCCCAGTCTATTTCACCTGTGGCTATCTTCATCTTTGTTTCAGCTTCTGCTTTCTTTACAGCAGTCTTGCCTTCTATAACTGTACCAGCAAGATTAGCAACTTGACCTATTAAGTTTAGTCCTAACATTATCCGTTGTTACCTTTCACTTCTTTCTTGCTCATGTTAGTTACTCCGAAGAATACACCAACTATACCAGCTACAGATAAGAAATATATAGAGGCCATAGAGCCAATGATGTCAGCGGCTTGATCAGCACCTACAATAGTACATAGCAATACTAGAAATGGATATGCAAGCATACCAACTAAGCAGAACCATGCCATACGTCTTTGTGCATCTCTCTGAGCATCTTCATCATCGAGTCTACGTCTACGATCTTCTAACGCTAAAGCATCCCACTCAGTCTTATCTATAGAGCCACTGTTGTCTACATCTACTTCTTCAAAACTAGTCATTCTTAGACTTTCCTATACCTTTTAGAAGTTTTAGCAGCGCCTTTAGGCTGTTTAGAAAACTGTTTACCAGCTTTAGTATCTTTACGCTTTTTTGCAGTAGTAGCTGCGTACTGCGAACTAGACATCGCTTTAAGAGCTGCAGCAGGTAAATAACGTTCCCCTGTAGCTTTACTACCTTGAGTCGAAGGTTTTCCACTTTTAGTCCCCCACTTTTGACGAGTCCATTTATTAAGACTCTTTTGTGATTTGGAAAGGGCCATTATTTATAGCCCCCACCTGCAGCTTTATAGGCTTTAGCGAGCATCTGCGCTTTACGTGCGGACCATTGATTGGCCTTGCCCCCCTTAGTTCCCCGTTTAATACGTTCAAACAAACGCTTCCGCATAGTAGGCTTAGTATAATTTCCTGCCTCATTTACCTTTGACTTTGCTTTCGATTTCGCCACGAGTAATACCTATATCTCTTAAATCTTTATCAGACATATTATTTAGTAACCATAAGTCGGCACTTGCTTGTCTGCTACGCTCTATGCGCTTGAATAATCTTTTAAACATTTTAACTATCTCCGTTATGTTAGTAAGGCTTGTTTACCTTACAGAGATAGTTATACCATACTTAGTTATATCATAATACAGATAATAATGCAACCCCGTTATGCATTCCTAGCAGGGTCATAGTATTCTTCTAATGAAACCATTACATCAATTGTGTTAGTAGTCTCACCATATGCTAATAGCTTATCACCAGCGTGCAGGTTAAAATAACCGCCATTAACTAAGTTATCTACAGAGTGACCTGCCATACTTAATCCATTAGCTATATAATGATATGCATTATCTTCTTTGTGATAGAATTGTACGTATACCTTTTTAGTTGAGTTACTATTATTACTCAAGTGTAGGTATCGTACTATAGCACTGAAGTTATTAGGGCATGTGTACAACACAGTAGCACTTGCATCTGCAGCAGTAGCGGATACAAGATAACCTTGTGTGTGAAACTTGGCGTTGTTTAGATTAGCCATTACTTACCTGCGTCTTGACACTTACCTGTGGCAGAACAGTTAGCTGGTGTAGTACAGCCCTTACACGTTTTAAATTTACCCATCTTCATGTTACTTACTTTCTTTGTGTTCCCGGATTAGATGCACCACAGTTTACGTAGCC